TTGGCCGTGCTGATTGCGCGATGCTCCCCGTTTGGAATGGCAAAAATCAAAACGCCGGGGAACTTCGTGCGGAACCAGTTCACCAGCCCCACCTGTTCGTCGTGCTCAGAAGTCATCGGCAAACATTTCTTTCAGGTCCCTGTCCAGTTCCGTTTCCGCAGGTGGCTTTTTCTCGGTGTAGTCCAGTTGCACGATCTGGAAATACTTCCCGTCGGGCTTCACCAGAATCCTGCTTGGCTTCACCCAATCCGCGCATTCCATCAGCGCCTTGCTGGTGCTGTCAGCCTTCGCTCCCAGGGCCTGTTTCCGGGCCGTGTAGCGGCTTGCTGCGTATCCGCCATGATCGGGGCACAGCCACTCGCTTAGCCGTGTCATGCCGCAATAGTAGGTCACACGGATGCTGTCCGGTTTGCCCTCCTTCTGCCACCGGCCGTAGGAAACGTCGTCCACCTCCATCCATTCCGATTTGACCTGGTTGGACAGCACCGCGCCCTCGTATGATTTTGGGGCGTGGTTCAACTGTGGCGCCGGAAACTCAAACGAACACTCTGGGCACATCCGAACCGCCGTGTGGCAAAAGGTATTGCAGCTTGGGCATTGCTTGACCGGTGCTTTGCCGTCTCCCGTCCCGCCATTCTTCTTGGGCGTTGGCGTGTCAATAAACCCGTGCCGAGCTACGTTGCCGCCATAGTCCAGCAAGAGGCAGTCCGTCTTGCCCGGTGCCTTGCGGGTCCCGCGTCCCACCATCTGGATGTAAAGGCCCGTCGATTCGGTGGCCCGAACCAAAGCCACAAGGTCAACCGATGGGGCGTCAAAGCCCGTGGTCAGCACGTTGCAGTTGACCAGCGCCCGAATCCGCCAGTTTTTGAAGTCCGCGATCTTGCGCGCCCGCTCTCCCATATCATCGGCGCCGGTCACAACCTCGGCCGTCACGTCCAGGGCGCGCAGCCCGTCCGCCAGCATATGCGCATGCCCAATGCCGCTGGCAAAGATCAGCCAGGACTTCCGGTCCTCGCCCAGTTCAAATATTTCGCTGACTGTTGCCGCCACCAGTTCCGGATCCGATGCCGCGGCCGCCAGTTCGCTCTCGATGAACTCCCCACCGCGCCGGCCTACGTTTGTCAGGTCGATCTGCTTCAGCCCGCCCTTGCTGTAAACCGTGGAAAGCCACCCTTCCTCCATCAGCTTGCTCACCGAAATATCGTAAGCGATGCCGTCGAACACCGCGCCCTTGCCCTTGTGCAACACACCGCTGTCCAAGCGGTATGGCGTGGCCGTCAGGCCCACGACCTTGACTTGCGGGTTGCAGATGGTCAGGTCGCGGATGAACTGCCCGTAGCGCGTCTCTGTGTTCTTGGGCAGCATGTGCGCTTCGTCAATCAGCACCAGATCAGGCGCCGGGATCATGTCGTATGCCCGCTCCCAAACGCTCTGGATGCCTGCGAAAGTGATCGGCCGGTCCAGCCGCTTCTGCTTCAGGCTGGCGCTGTAGAACCCGAAGTCTGCTTCCGGGTACATCGCCAGCAGGCCCTTGGCGCCCTGCTCGAGCAATTCTTTGACGTGGCTGACGATCAGGACCTTGGTGCCCGCAAAAGACATGGCGTCCCGAACAATCTGCGCGATGATCGCCGTCTTGCCTGAGCCCGTTGGCGCCACAATAAGAGGGTGGCTGCCCGCTCCTTTGGCCCAATAATCATAGAGCCCATCGACGGCGGCCTTTTGGTAGTCCCTCAATTCAAAGGTCATTGCATTCTCCCATCGAACATAGCTTGGCTGTTGTTTTTATTGCGCTCGGTTTGTCCCGTGAGTTGATCCAAATAGTCAACCCAATCAGCCCCGGCGTCTTTAACCTCCAAGTCTTTCGGCATCATCTGTGGAATAAAAAGGTGTGACTGGCACACCTCTCCGACCTTATTGCCCTGCGAGCAGGACCAAGAACCATCGCGCTCCGGGGTGACATGCGCGCAGGTCCGGCAGTGCACCTCCGGTATTTTGTTGCCTTGGCAGACCGCGAAATAGGGGCAAAACTTGCACCGCCAATCGCTCGGATCTTCGGTGATCCTGGACGGCGGAAGCGGCGCAAACACAATCCGGTTTGCCTTCGCTTCAAGCTTGATTCCCTCGGCGGGATCGTACCGGATCCGCTCGCCGTAGAGCTCGTCTGTGTTCTTGTTCTTCATCAAGAACAAGCATCGATCAATCCCCGAAAGGTGCATCCCAATTTGGCATTGGGCCCAGTAGACTGGCTTTGCTTTCTGAACTCCAAGGCTTTTTGTGGCCTTGAACGACTTTTCATTTGCCGTTTTCATCTCAAGGGTGTGAGGCTTGGAGCTATCTGGGATGCCCTCAACCACGCCATCTAGCGACAACGCAAAGTGCCCGCCACAAGCCTCAAAGCGACTCTGCTTACCCGTAGCAGGATCGCGCTCCCAAACGACCGCCCCAATACCACGAAGTTCCTGCGTAAAGCGATCTTCTTCCAAGTCACCCGTCGCAAAAAGGCGGATCATGCGGCCATCAAAGTGAGGCGACCAAGCCCAGCGAAACTGGTACCACAACGAACGGTCACATTCATTGCCAATCTGGGACCCTCCGAGGTGGGGGCGGTGTGAGGATTTCCTGTTTTTGGAATGCCATTTGAAAATGGCATCAATAGTTTTAAGCTGTATATTTTGCTCAATATTCATAATTGGTTACCATCCATTTCCTTAGATATTCAGAAGCATTCCGCGCGATCGTCGGATCATCTTTAAGAAATCCTATTGCCTTATTGCACCCACTGCATAGTAGGGATCGGACAACTCCAGTATCGTGGCAATGATCAACAACAAACAAAGACGTGCCTGCGCCGCGCGCCGGGGCCGGGTCATCATCTCCGCAAATCGCACAACCTCCTCCCTGAGCCAAAAGCATTCGATCAAATTCCTCTGGGGTTATTCCAAACTTACGTCTTAAGTTCATCCTTCTGTTTTCCGCTGCGGTTGGAATTTTCCTTGGCTTTTGCTTTTTCTTCCTGTTCCCCGCCGCAAGGCACTCCTTGCAGTGCTTGTTGAGTCCGTCTTTGTTTGCGTGCTGAAAGCTGAATGAAGACTTGCCCTTAACAATATCACACCCAGAACAAACTTTTTCGCTGGGATACCTAATATCCATCATTCCGCCTCACCGCGCGGGTAATCGATATTGAAATGAATGCTTGCGCCCAATTTACTCACGCCGACTCTGTAGCTGGTAATATCCCCCAGCCCAGTGCGGCCAGACGCGCGCTGGTATATAAAACTCGTCCGCGCATCAGGCCCGTGCAAATCGTGAATAGAGTCGATGATTGCCTTTAGTTCGCCGATCGTCATTGTCGCTCTCCATCTTTTCAGTATCCCGCCCCAGTTAAGGGGCGGGTCGCTTAAAAGACGTCAGCCCCGGCGCCAGGGTGGGGTGGTGCTTGTCTGTGCGGCAGGTGCTGATGGGGCTGCTGCCCCATCGCAAGCCGCGTACTCTTTGATTTCGTTGCTGGGCCCATATTGTGCGTCGCCCGGCTTCACCGAAAGCTTCATCATGAAGGGCTTGTCCAGCAGTTCCTCGCTGCGGCGCGGGGCATTGACGCCCACCGCCCGGCAGATGCCAGACAGCGTGCGGTTGGCAATCTCCACCGCCGTGGCGTTGGGGTTCTTCAGGTTCAGGCGTTCAAACATTTTGCGCCCCTGATATTTCCCCTCAATCACTTCCGCGTTGAGTTGCAGGTAGCTGCCCGTCATCGCCTTGGTGGGCTTTTCTTCGGAGGCCGTAAAGACGGCCTTGTACCAGCCCGCTGGAAGCGGCTCATAGCTGGCAATTGGGTCTACCGCAGAGGCGTCGAAACCGTTCAGATCCATAGTCTTTCTCCTTACTTCGCTGCAAATTTCTCGAATGGGTTTCCGCCGTCAAAGGTGAACGGCAGTGGCTGGGTGATGTCGAACCGGTTCTTGGTCACGCTCGATGCCTGCGGGTAGCAGATGATTTCCCGCTCGCCCGTGCTGATGGCGCGCTTTTTGTCGCCATCGCCGCGAACGAAACTCTTAAGCCTGATCATACATACCGCGTCGGCGTTGTCGGTGTAGTGCGGCAGCGATTTTTTGTGCAGCCGCACCGTATAGCGCCCGAAGGCATCCATGTCTGGCAGGTCCAAGGTTTCGGTATCCGCGTGGCCGATGAAAACCACGTTCATGCCGCGCTCGTAGGCCAGCGCACCGGCCCACTCCCGAATCGTCCGGTGCTTTTCTGCGGCCGTGCTATAGCCGGCCCCGTAGCCACCGCCCGCCTGGTTGATGGATTTTGCCTTCGGGTCCGCCTCGACAATCTCGTGCTCAATCAGCGTGGCAAGCTGCGTGATGCTGTCCAGAACCATGGTTTTGAAATCATGCTCCTGCGTGGCCAGCGCCTCGATCGCGTCCAGCACATCCTTGCTGGACTTCGCCAGCGGGAAAAGGCTGACCCCATCGTTTCCGGCAAGGCTGGTCGTTCCGTCCTCGGTCCGAATAAATACCGGCTTTGGGAACATGGCCGCCAGCGTGGTTTTTCCCATGCCGCCCTCGCCAAAGAGCGTCATGATAATCGGTCTATCCGCGCGCGGCTTCGACAGCGTTTTGAGATCAATAGCCAATGGAAAGTTCTCCCCCGCCATGAACCGCCAAGGCTTCGAGCATCTGCTCCCTCGTCAGGCAGTCAAGAATTGCGGCCTGCATCGATCCATTCGTCATGTCCACATTTTCGGCGGCCGACATCGGAACATTGAACATCCCCAAGTGATTGATCGTCAGTTGGTATTGGATTTCTTCATTGTCAGTCATTTCGCTACCTCCACTTTCACGCCAATCTTTCCCTTCGTTGTGGTGAAGGCGATTGCGATGTTGCGCCAGATTTCCGGCTCGTTGTTCATCAGCCACTTGCAGCCAGCGGCGTCGGCTTCGACCTTCATCTTGATCGGAAGCAGTGCCGCGGGGCACTTGTCCATGACCATCTGCCACTTCTTGGCATCGACCTTCCGCGTTACCGGCTGGGTCAGCGTCACCTTGTAGTCTTCCAGGGTGTGGGTGATCGCGCCTTCGTCCTTGACCTCAAGGGCTTGGGTGATCTGGTCTTCGATCTTGTATCGAAGGTCCTTTGCGGCATCCTCTGCCGCCTTGGCATCAAGCCAATCGCGCGCAAGCGCGTCGATGTTTGTAAGCATCATCTCTTTCCTTCTTCTTCCAACGTCTTGACCATTCGCACAAGAAAGTGCAGATTGCAAGCGTGAACTTTAACGTGGAGAAGAAAATTGTTGAGCATCGCAGAAATCCGGGACCTTCTGGCCGACCGCCGGCTCACGATTGTGGCCGAAAAATCAGGCCTGTCCTACCCAACCGTAAAGCGCGTGGCGGATGGCGAGGAAGGCATCACCCTCGCCACCCTGCGCAAGCTGTCGGCCTACTTTACGACTCCGGTTGTATCATCCGATGGATGATTGACGGCCGCCCCTTGCCGCTTTCGGTTTTGGAAACCATTCGCTCGATCGGGTAATCTGTGCAGACCATCTGCAGCAGGCCGTCCCGTTCGTGCTTTTTCTGGTTGCCCAGCTTTGGCACGCTCAGGATCAATTCCCGCATCGTCAGCCCGACCGATCCCGAGGCCATGATTGCATCCGCAACTTTCTTGCGCAGGCCGTCCGTCTCGCCTTCGGCCAAATGCAGGTGCATCGCGTCCACCGTCTGCTTGGCATAAAAATCAACGTAATCAATCGCCCATTGCGCGGCTGCTTCGGTGATTTCCTTGTCGCCCAGGCTGTGGGCCACGATCAAACTCAGCCGCATGGCAATCTCCCGCGTGCGGTTGAGCATGTCGGCCGCAACGGGCGTGGTCGAGTCCTGCCAGTCGTTAAGCCTTTTTTCGTAGGCCCGGAATAGATCCTGGGCGGGCTTGCTGAACGGAATCAGGATCGGCTCCGGCGGAAACTCAGGCCCATGCCCTTGCAGATCGCCCGCCTCATCAGCGCAGGCGGATGCCGCGGCTCTGACCCAATCCACCACGCTCTTGGGCGGCTCGATCATCGCAGGCACGCGCGACATTTCCCGTTTGCGTTTGCTTTCCACAATCAGGAACCGGTTCAGAAAGCCGCTGGCCACGTCCTTGGACCCAATCGCCTCGTAAAACGTCTCGGGCGTGGTCATGCCCAGAACCGTGACCGAGGGCGATTTGATTTCGATGTTCAGGGTTTTCTTTTGCCCCTCGGTCATCTGCATCGTGGCGTAGCCCACATTCCGCAGCGTCTTGTTCTGCCGCCCGAATGCCTGCATCAGCATCGTCAGCGCGTCCTTCTTGTGCTGATTGCCGTTTGCCCCAGCCGAGGCCAGCATGGCGCCAAACTCGTCAATCACCGCGATATGCGTGGGCTTGTCCCGCAGCGATGACAAAACACCGGCCGCCGAGGTGTAGCCGTTCGGCCCAACCAGGTTGTGGGCCCCGGCCGCCTCAAGGAAATCCTCAATCACCGTGTTGGCGTGCTCCTTGCCGGATCCGGTCTTGCCGATGTTGAGAAAATACAGGCCGGTCATATTCCGGTGGCAGGTTGTAAAGCGCCGGCCCATCGCAACCGATCCAAGCGCCAACGCCGTCTGCACGTCGAATTGCGGCTGCCGCTTGATGCAGGTCTTGGCCGAGAAGGTCACGGCGTCCGCCAGAACGCCAGGAACGCTCAGCAGGTGCTTGGGTATGGCGTCGTCCTCACCATCCTCCGGCTTTTTACGGATAGCCTCCCAGACGGCCGCTCCGTGGCGTATGGCCTCGCGGTCTTCCTCAGTTGGGCCCGACGGCAGGGAACTGAGTTGGAGCATTTCTGCCGCCGCCTTCACCGCCGCGGATGCGTTGCCCATGTGCTGGTATTGGCAGAACACCTCGAAGGAGTCGAAGCTGTGCGCCGGGTCAAACGGATCGCTGGCGTGGTGGCTGTAGGCCCGCCCGTCATCGAACAGAATCACCCCCGGAATTCGGCTGGTGCTGTTCGGGCTGAGCCACCGCGACCCGTAGCGGCGGTAACCAGCCTCCTCCAGGGCCGAGGTGATGGAAACGGCATCGTTGTATGCCCCGATGACGCTTGCCCCCTCAGTGCCGATTTTACGGCTCTTGGCAGCTGGTGGGCGAAACTCTGGCGTTCTGATCCACGGGCAGACGCTCATCATCTGCGGGCGAAACCGGTCCCACTCCCGCCACATCATCAAAAGCTGCTCGGGTATCTCCGGCGGGCTGTGCCAATCGGCCCCGGCCCAGGTGTATGGGTTGCCCGTGTCCGGGTGAATCGAGGGCGGCAGCACGTCCTGAACCGAGCCTGCGCGCAGTTCAAACACCACCTCGGTCTTGCGCGGATCGCCGTCCACCGGCCAACTGATCTTGCGGGTCGTCAGCATCTCCCCGGCAGGCGCACGAAACAGAACCTTGCCCCGATCCGGGCGACCAACGATCCGCGGGGCAGACGCAAGGATGGCATCAAGGTCGATGTTCATCGCCTCCATGATCATCCGCGTGTTGGCCATGTGGTCAATGTCCAGCGCCACCGTGCCGCTCAGGCTGTGCAGCACCCCGATGTTGTGGGTCGGGTACTCGGCCCAGTGCGATGGGCTGGTGGGCTGCGTTGACCACCCGAATGTGGTGGGGGCCTTGCTGCCAGCCGGAATGGCGACAAGCGCCCAGCCAGCATCCGCATATGCCAAGGCCATGGCGTGGGTGTCACTCATGGCGTTCAACCTCCGCCAGCACATCCGCGAACGCACTCTCCAAGAACTTCCAGCTTCCGAAGGTCACCGGCGGCTTGCCATCGACGGCAAGCGAGCACTGCCACTTCTGCTTGGGCGGAAGCCACTCCAGCTTGACGACGGCCTTCTTGTCGGGAGCAGGCGGTGCGTGTAAAAGCTTCTTCATCGAAGCGATCCTCTCCAAGGTTGGGTTTCGATCACGGGCCAGGCTGTTTGCGCAGCGCTGGCCCAAATTCATCCATAGGTCAAAGTTCGTGGCCGGGCAAGCGACAAAGGGTTTGAACTTAGTCGGGGCAGGAAATCTCAGATGCAGGATTTTGCAGGTTTAGTAAAATTTAATGGCTGACGATCAAACAAGGTCGGTCGCAAAACCCCAGTGAAACAAGGGGTCTGAGGCCCTTCTATATAATAAGGGGTTTTTTTCTTTCAAACTATAAGAGGGTAGGCAGCTACTTCCTACCGTCAGGGTCCCTAGAGGGTTCCCGGTTTTTCAAGATTTAACGAAAGCCTCGGCGGACCCCGCGACCACCAAGAAAATGCTTGACGAAAACGTTACGCTGGGGTATCCCAAAAAAACACGAAAACACCAACGAGGTTTACAAATGTTCAAGATCGAATCGGCTGCTGAAACGGTTATGCCGCCAAAATCAGATTCAGTATGGCCATGGAAAGACATGAAGGCCGGAGATCTGGTGAGAATTTATGATAAGGATCATGCACGCCGCGCCCCGGTTTCTGCCCACAATTACAGCAAGACAAAATCCGGTGTGAAGTTCGTCACGAAAACGATCGATGGGGTGCTTCACGTTTGGCGAACGGAGTAGCTTGACGCGCCCCACCAAGCGCAGGCATGATCCCGGCATGCGACCTCCCTCGCGGCACCTCAGCCCAGGCCACCAGTGCCTGGGCGCCTTTCCCCCGAACGAGAGCCACCCATGAATCGGTCAGAGATCCTCGATACTGCGAAGCAATATGTCACGAAGGACAGGGCGGCCGTACACGGCAATGCCGAGAATACCTTTGGCGAGATAGCGCAGGCATGGAACTGGTGGCTGGGCAGCCGCCTCAGCGCGCCTGTGACGGCATACGACGTCGGGATGATGATGGCGCTGTTCAAGGTGGCCCGGGCCAAGGGAAACCCAAGCAACATGGAAAACCCAATTGACGGAGTTGGCTACCTCGCCCTGGCTGGCGAAATGGCGCCCTCGACTGTTTGACCGATTTCTTGTAAGGTGCAAACTCAATCCACCGGCAAGACGCGCCGAGATGAGAGGCTGACGTGAGTTTACAGTTCGAAGTTTGGAAGATCGATCGTTGCATCGATTACGCACGAAACCCTCGCAAAAACGATCATGCCGTGGATAAGGTTGCGGCAGCCATTCGTGAGTTCGGGTTCCGCGTGCCCATCGTCGCAAAGTCCGACGGAACCGTTGTGGACGGGCACCTGCGCCTCAAAGCCGCCAAAAAGCTGGGCCTCGATGAAGTCCCCGTGATTCTCGCAGACGACATGAGCGAATCCCAGATCAAGGCCTTTCGCTTGAGCGTCAACAAGGTGGCCGAGTTGGCCGAATGGGACATCGACCTGCTCAAGGTGGAAATCCTTGACCTCAAGGAGATGGATTTTGATTTATCCCTGACCGGCTTCGATGACGACGAACTCGCAAACTTCCTCGCAGAGCCAGCTGAGGGCCTGACCGACGACGACGCGGTGCCTGACGTGCCTGCCACCCCCGTGACGGTAGAGGGCGACGTTTGGCTGCTGGGGCGGCACCGGCTGATGTGCGGGGATAGCACCAGCATCGACCACCTCGAGAAACTCTGCGACGGCCAGCTTGTTGACATGTGGCTGACCGACCCGCCCTACAACGTGGCCTACGAGGGTGGCACAAAAGAAAAGCTGACGATCAAGAACGACAGCATGGGGAACGACGCGTTCCGCCAGTTTCTCCGCGACTCATATTCTGCCGCCGATGCGGTGATGAAGAAGGGCGCAGTGTTCTACATTTGGCACGCGGACTTGGAGGGGTACAATTTCCGGGGCGCCGCGTCTGACATTGGCTGGACCATCCGCCAGTGTTTGATTTGGAAGAAGTCCAGTCTCGTCATGGGCAGGCAAGATTATCACTGGATGCATGAGCCATGCCTTTACGGCTGGAAGGACGGGGCCGCGCATCTTTGGGCCACCGACCGCAAGCAAACAACCATCCTCGAGTTTGCTAAGCCAACGCGGAACGGGGAACACCCAACCATGAAGCCGGTGGAGTTGTTCGAATACCAAATGCTGAACAACACCAAGGGCAGTGATTTGATTCTAGACAGCTTTGCGGGATCAGGAACGACCGCCATCGCCGCAGAAAAGCACGGCCGCATGGCCCGCCTCATGGAACTCGACCCAAAATACTGCGACGTCATCATCACCCGCTGGCAGGACTTCACCGGGCAGGCGGCAACGCTTGAATCCACGGGGCAGGCTTTCGGCGAACTGAAGGCCGAGCGGGTGGCAGCATGAGCAATCATCCTCACAAGCCAACCGACGAAACCCGCGCCGAGGTAAGGGCGCTTGCGTCCTTTGGCATGACGCAAGAGGACATCGGCACCTACATCGGGGTTTCGCACGTCACCTTGCGCAAGCATTACGAAACGGAACTGAACGTTTCGGCCATAAAGGC